TGTAGTATTTTTTACACCTGCTTCGTTATATTCAGAACTCATAAACGGTAACATGTTTGAATGACCCCTGAACTGAACACCTGCATCAGTTGTTTTTGCACCATCGCCGATAGAAACTGGATACATTTTGCCATGTGAAACTGCTTTAATAATGAGATACTTGAAAAGTAAATACTCATCATAGTTACTTGAGGTATAAATGGCATCTACCATTTTAGCGATTAAATTAGTTACACCATCGGCAGAAAGAAAAGCTAAATTTAAGTCGCTTTCGTTGATAGTTTCTGGATAAACAACACGCCAGTTAATAGCGTAAAATACCGATTTTACATCCGTGAAATTTCTCTGAAATTCTCTGGCTTTTGCCGATTCTTCGTCATAAACCTGTACATTCACAAGTGAAACAAAAATGTCCTCGATACTTTCACCGTATTCAAGATAACCTTTTTTAAGAATTTCATAAGGATTGTTGAAAGTTGCTGAGCGTGCTTTCACCAATGCAATTCTGTTCACAAGTGCGTTCAGAAACTGATTACTTAATGACGTTGACCCGAAAATGATTTCACCTACCCGTGGAATATCGGCTTCTTTTTCAACAACAGGAACTGCGTTCTGGTACTCAAGTCCTGCGTTCTGTCTGATTACATTTAAAATATCTCTTGTCGTAGCATTTAACGTGCTAACTGCAACTCTTTTTGGCATTATACCGCTCCTCTCTTATTCAAATAAATCTTCAAATTTTTTCTTTTCTTTCTCTTCTGGTTCTTCAATATAATCTTCTTCCACTTCTTCTTTTGAAGTGAAAAATCTGTCACGATATTTTTCACGCCATTTTTTGTCGTTTTCTTCATACTTAGTTTTCCAATCTTCTGCGTTAGAAAAACTTTCAAACGTGTCAGAAATATCTTCGATAAACTCGATTGCTTCGTCACTGTTATCTTCGCCAATTCTTTCTCTTACTTTCGCCATAATTTCGTCAACTGTTTTAACTGCCATTATATCACCTCTTTCTTACATACATCCATATTGGCATTTTTTTCTTTTTTGTGGGCGTTGGTGGAATCGGTGAACCACTGAAAACTTCATACCATTTTAACGCTAATTGTTGCCTTAATTCAGTATGATTTGTAG